AAAGGAGTACGCATAATGGGAAAAAAAGCACTTGTTCACGAAACAAGAATTTGTCAAATTGAAGACGAGGATGATATATTTGAAGTATCATCAGATTTATCATGGGTAGACGTTGATGACGATACGACAACAAAAGATACCTATGTAGATGATGCAGTTGTTAAGTATACAATACCTCTTGCATCTTATTGGGATAGTCTACGACAATGGCGAGATAGTAAACTAGCCAGCAGTGATTGGAGAGTAATGCCTGACAGTCCTTTAAGCGATAGCGATAAAGAAAAATGGGTTGCTTATAGAACTAAGTTGAGAAACTTTCCATCAACTTTGAACGATACAACAGTTAAAGAATCGATTACTTGGCCAGATGAACCATCTTAATAGATAACACAGACTTCCAAACATATAAATATGTAGAAAGGGGAAAATTATGGCAGTACCTTCTACAAAGGCAACTCTTAAAACCTATTGTCTCAGAGCTTTAGGTTCTGGTGTTATAGATATAAATGTTTCTGATGATCAAGTAGATGATCGTTTAGATGAAGCACTACAGTATTTTGCTCAGTATCACTACGATGGTATTGAGAGAATGTATCTCAAACACCAGATAACTCAAGCAGAGCTTGATAGAGGTATAACAAACTCAACAACCTCTGTCACAGATAAAGTTGACAGTAGTATTTCTGCTGATTGGTTAGAGGGTAAGGGTTTCATACCTGTACCAGATACAGTTGTTTCAGTGGTAAAAGTATTTCCTCTCACCGATACTGGTGGCGGGGGTAGTCTATTTGATGTTCGTTATCAGTTACGATTAAATGACCTCTATGATTTCTCTTCAACTTCAGTGTTACATTATCAACAAACAATGCAACACCTAGATTTTCTAGAGCATATTCTTGTAGGTGAAACCCCTATTCGTTTTAATCAACACCAAAATCGTCTTTACTTAGATATGGATTGGGAAAATGATATGACTGTTGGTGAGTTTATGATTATAGAGTGTTATCGCAAGCTTGATCCAACAACGTACACTGACATCTTTGATGATATCTATCTGAAACGATATGCAACAAGTCTTATCAAAAAACAATGGGGAGCAAACCTTTCTAAGTTCAGTGGTGTTGCTATGCTTGGTGGTGTTACGATGAATGGAGAAACCATCTATACACAAGCAATCGAAGAACAAAACAAATTAGAGGAGCAGATACAAATGGCCTTTGAGTTACCAGTGAATTACATGATAGGGTAATGGAATGGCTGTCAATAAACATTTCCACACCAGTAACGTAGCTGCAGTTGCAACAGAACAAAGTCTTTACAGTAATCTGGTTGCAGAGGCAATTCAGATATACGGTCATGATGTATTTTACATAGACAGAACTATTGTCGCAGAGGACTCTGTTTTTGGAGAGGACTCTCTTTCTATTTTCAGAGATGCAGCTAAAATAGAAATGTATATGGAAAATGGAGATGGTGGTTTTGCTGGTGAAAAAGAAATAATGAACCAGTTTGGTTTGCAGAATTTAAGTGAAGCAACATTTGTTGTAAACAAATTAAGATTTCAAGAACTTACAAAACAGATTACAATTGAGTCGGGAACTGATAGTGAAGAAGGTGGTTCTGTTCTTTTAGAGGCAGGAACACTTGCAGCTATATCAACAGATTTAGAGGGAAGTGATTTTTATATTTTATCAGAGACAGATGCAACGGATTCAGATCGTCCTCTTGAGGGTGATGCAATATATCATCCTATTCTTAAAAAGATGTTCCAAGTTAATTTTGTAGACCACGATGAGCCTTTCTTTCAGTTAGATAATAATCCAGTATATAAACTAAGATGCCGTCTGTTTGATTATAGTTCTGAAGAACTTAATACTGGTATAGATACTATAGATGAGATTGAAGATGCACTAAGTACCTCTTCATCTGAATTCCAATTTAGTTTAGAATCAAATACAGCAACAGTAAATGCTGTTCAATTAGAACCTAATATTGGTCGTATCATTCATGAAAATGAATCGGATGAACTTGTTGCACAAGAAGATAGTGATATGACAACAACAGCTGGTTCTCTACTTTCAGAGACAGGAGAGTACCTAATTCAAGAGTCCTATATAATAGGAGATATGTCATCTGATAAAAACTCTCAAAATGAGTTATTCGATTCTATTGATGATACAGTATTAGACTTTAGTGAGTCAAATCCGTTTGGGGATGTAGGGAGTAGTTAATTATGTTAGGACAGCAGTTTTATCATGAAAGTATAAGAAAAATTATTGTTGCATTTGGAACAACATTTAATAATATTCAGTTAGTTCGTAAGGACAACGATGGAAATATAACACAGACAATGAAGGTTCCTCTTGCATATGGCCCTCGTCAGAAGTGGCTGGTTCGTTTGAATGAAGATGCTGATCTATCAAAACAAGTTGCGGTTACTCTACCACGTATAGGTTTTGAGATACAAAATTTATCATATGACCCTGCTAGAAAACTCAATAGAGTACAAAAATTTAAAAAGGTAAAGGGTGCTAATTCAAATAGACTTGACACCCAATATATGCCTGTTCCTTATAATCTTTCTGTGCAGCTATATATTATGGCAAAACAATCTGATGATGCACTACAAATTGTAGAACAGATACTTCCATTCTTTCAACCAGACTACACACTCACTGTAAATGATATGGCGGACATGGGTATCAAAAGAGATGTTCCTATCGTGTTAAATAGTATCTCATACGAGGACAATTATCAGGGTGACTTTGAAACTCGTAGAGCTCTTATCTATACACTAGACTTTACTGCAAAGTTTTATCTATACGGCCCTGTTACTTCCTCTGGTGTTATCAAGACAGTTCAAGTTGATCAGTATGCCAACTTGCCTGATAAAACACCAACAAGAGAGCAAAGGTACAAAGTTACACCAAAACCCTCAAATGCTGAAGCAGATGATGATTTTGGATTTAATGAGACAACATCGTTCTTTGAAGATGCAAAGACCTTTGATCCTGTATCTGGAACAGATAAAGAATAAATGTCATGCCTAACCCTCTAAAAGAGTTAGATAATGCCCTTGGTATTATAAGTGATGTTGATAAAATAAAAGAAGAACCGTGGAACTATGAACACAAACCCACACTTCCTGTAACAAATACAAATCAAGACATAGACAACGATTATGAATACCAAAGACAAAACTTCTACAACCTTGTGGAAAGAGGAAATGACGCAATTACTGGAATTCTTGAACTGGCTAAAGAGTCGGAACACCCAAGGACATACGAAGTTGCCGGCAACCTTATCAAACAAGTTGCGGAAGTTACAGAAAAACTTGGAGACTTACAGGAGAAAATGAAGAAACTCAAAGAGGTTCCAGACAATGCTCCTAAGAATGTTACCAATGCATTATTTGTAGGAAGTACAGCAGAACTTCAAAAAATGTTAAAGAGTGATGATTGAAGAAGATTATGAGGCTTGGGAAGAATATCCCCAATACAGATGGTTATTTAATAAATTAGAAGTATCTTCTAAATTAGGGTATGACTGTGGCCCTGCTTGTGTTCCTATAAAAAAATCTGGTAATTATATTATAAGGCCTATCTATAATCTTTATGGTATGGGAATAGGAGCTCATAAAAAATTTCTTGATGTTGATCTTCATGCTAAAGAAATGATTCATCATAAACATATTCCCCCTAGCTATTTCTGGTGTGAGTGGATTGACGGTAAACATTACAGCATAGATTTTGTAAAGAAGAATAAAAGATGGCATCCTTTTCATTGTATGGTAGGAACTCATAGTAACACAGATAATCTAACAAAGTTTTCTATGTGGAAAATTGTAGATGCACAGTTTAATAATCTTCCTGAGTGGATTCATGATATTGAAACGGAAAAATACCTAAATATAGAAACAAAAGATAAAAATATAATAGAAATACATCTAAGAAGTGGAAATGATATAGCTTGGAACTATAATGTAGGCACTAAAATTATTCCTGCTTGGAGAGGTATAGATTATAAAGAATATGATCATTTACCATTTGTAGAAAATTTTCATAAGGAAAGTTTTATATATGAAGCAGATGGTAATTTATCAGATGTAAGATTGGGGTACTATGTCAATGAAAAGATTTAAAAGTTTTATTAAAGAAAATACTGATATAGGAAATTGGAAATACGAAGGCCCAAAAGAGTTTGCCATGAAACTCATGGATAAGTTTGGGCCTCCTGAGTACGTAGAAAAAAATCCAGAGACAAACGAGGGATATGCAGTCGTATTTAAAAATATTGACGGTTTTGATTTTGTTCGTGTGGTTGATTCCAATACTAATAAATTACATCCATATCCTGCTAAAATATTTGTAGAGGGTGGTTTATATTTCAAAGTTCCACATGAAATGGTAGGTAAATTTAAATTGGCATCTCCTACAATTATGATTGATGAGTTAAACGGATATGTCATTGGTAAGTGTGCAAGTTTAAGTATTGCTGCAGCCACCGTTCAATTTGTGCTTGATGGTGTAAATGGTGATGCGCCTCCTACTAAAGAGGAGTATGATAAGAGGTTGAAAAGAATTATAGATGATGGAGTTTTAGACCCTAAGATTAGTTGGTGGGAAGATGGTCTAAACGAAATGGGTGATAATGACTGAATCAGTCTATCTAGGCAATCCTAATCTCAAGAAAGCAAATGTTTCACAAGAGTGGACAGAGAAAGAGATTAAAGAATACGGTAGGTGTATGAAAGACCCTATCTATTTTATTAAAACTTATATTAGAATTGTTTCTCTTGATGAAGGTCTTGTGCCTTTTGAAATGTATGATTTTCAAAAGGAGATGGTAGGTACATTTCATAATAATCGTTTCACTATCTGTAAACTACCAAGACAGTCTGGAAAGTCCACTACTATCATTGCTTATCTTTTACACTATGTTTTATTTAACCCAACTGTGAATGTTGCGATACTTGCAAACAAAGCTGCTACTGCTCGTGACCTATTAGGAAGACTACAGCTTGCATACGAACATCTACCTAAGTGGTTACAACAAGGAGTAATGTCATGGAACAAAGGTTCTTTGGAGTTAGAAAATGGGTCTAAAATTTTGGCATCTTCTACTAGTGCTAGTGCCGTTCGTGGCGGCTCTTATAATATTATATTCTTAGATGAGTTTGCGTATGTACCAAGTAACGTAGCAGAGCAATTCTTTAGTTCAGTTTATCCTACGATATCCTCTGGTAAAACTACTAAGGTGATGATTGTTTCTACACCACATGGTATGAATATGTTCTATAAGTTGTGGGTGGATGCGGAAGAACAAAGAAACTCTTACATACCTATTGAGGTACATTGGAGTGAAGTGCCTGGCCGTGACGAGGAATGGAAAGCAGAAACCATAAAGAATACCTCTGAAGCTCAGTTTAACACTGAATTTGAGTGTGAGTTTCTTGGTTCTATCAATACACTTATATCACCAGCAAAACTTAGAACTATGCCTTATAGAGAACCAAAACAATCTAATGCTGGACTAGACGTTCATGAACTACCAGAAAAAGATAAAACATATGTTATATGTGCAGACGTATCAAGGGGAACTGCAAATGATTACTCTGCGTTTGTAGTTATAGATGTATCACAGATGCCATATAGAGTGGTTGCAAAGTTTAGAGACAATGAGATAAAACCACTATTATTTCCAGCAAAGATATATGAAGTTGCAAGAGCATACAATCAAGCATTTGTATTAGTCGAGGTAAATGATATAGGTGAACAGGTTGCAAACTCACTTCAGTTTGATATGGAGTATGACAATCTTATTATGGCATCTATGCGAGGTA